TTGATTTCAATATGCAGCTACGTGATGTTTCAGAGAATGCATTGCAAAGCAGAGAGGACCAAAGAGAGAAGGCTAAGTCAGAAAGAATTAGTAAGCAGAATACTCAGCAGTCTCAGCTTATTAATCAAAGAAAGAATAATCTACCTCCACAGAACTTTGAATCTAATGAGGATAGCTTAGATGGCTTTGATTTAGCCGAGTTTGAACCTCGATAAAATCGTTAAAAAAAATAACTAACTTTGTAAAAATTAAATCAAATGGAAATTAAAGTAAAAGCAGTTGAGTCTCCTGAGGCTAAGTCAACACAAGAAATAGAAAGAGAACTTCTTGAAAAGCATGAAGAGTCATTAAATAATGAGGCAGGAGATACTAACGATAGCGGAGTGGAAGAAAGCACTGAGAGTGCCGCCACCACACAAGAGCAAGAAAGTGTACAGCCGCAAGGCGAAGCACAAGAAGAATCCTCAGAGTTAAGTGAGGAAGACGTTCTTTCATATATTGGAAAAAGATATGGCAAGGAAATCAATTCATTCGATGACTTGATGACTGAGCGAGAATCTTCAGAGGAACTACCTGAAGATGTCGCAGCCTATTTAAAATATAAACAAGAGACGGGGCGTGGATTTGAAGACTTTGTGAAGTTACAGCAAGACTTCGATGAGATGCACCCTGATGATTTGCTAGAGTCATATTATAAAGCCACAGAGACAGGACTTGATGATGACGACATAGATATAATGTTAGACGAGTTTGACTATGATGAAGAGATAGATGATGAGTCTGATGTTAAAAAGAAGAAGCTAGCAAAGAAAAAAGAGATTGCAAAAGCTAAGAGCTACTTCAATGATATGAAGGAACAGTACAAGCAGCCACTTGAGTCAAGGGTTAGTGAGAGTTCCCAAGTTGATACTGAAAAGCTTGAGGCTTACGAGCAATATATGAAATCTGCTGAGACCCAAAAGGAAGAGGGTGAGCGTAGAAGACAGTGGTTTACTGAAAAGACCGATGAGGTCTTTGGAGGAGAGTTCAAAGGTTTTGAGTTCTCTGTTGACGGTAGCTCAATTCTATATTCGCCACAGTCTGTAGATGCAATGAAGAAGGAGCAGTCTAATGTGATGAACTTTATCAATAAGTTTATGACAGAGGATGGCTTAATCTCCGATGCTCAAGGATACCATAAGGCGATAGCAGTGGCATCAAACCCTGAGAAGTTCGCTCAGTTCTTTTATGAGCAGGGTCGAGCTTCAGCTACTGAGGATGTTGCACGCAAGATGAAAAACATTGATATGTCTGAGCGTAAAGCACCTGAGGTAACAAACAAGGGAGGTATGCAAATTCGAGCTATAAACCCTGATTCAGGTAAAGGCTTGAAAATAAGAAGTATAAAAAGAAAATAATTTTAAAAAAAGAAAAAGAAAATGGCAGTATTAGCAGCACCGGGATTTGACTTGCAGCCATCTGCAACGCAGATTCCCACAGCAACAAACTACATTACCAACTTCAACTTCTTGAATCAGTATCTTCCTGATACTTATGAGAAGGAGTTTGAGCGTTATGGTAATAGAACGATTGCATCTTTCCTACGTATGGTAGGAGCAGAGATGCCATCAAACTCTGACCTTATTAAATGGGCAGAGCAAGGAAGATTACACACTAAGTACACTCAGGTAGGTTTAGCCGCAGTTGTAGCACAGCCTACAGCTACCTTTACAGTAAATGACCCTCTAGCACCTGCAGGTTCAACAGCAGGAGCTTTAGGTACACCATCTATCGCTATTCGTGTAGGACAGACGGTTATGATTGTTAAGAACGATGGAAGTGGAAGCAACAAAGGTATAGTAACTGCTGTACCAACAGTAAACACTTTTACTGTAGCATTCTATGAGGCAGCAGGTTTCACAGGTGGTTCAGGTGTAGGTAGCTCTGATGTATCAGTATTCATCTATGGTTCTGAATTTAGAAAAGGAACAGCAGGAATGCAAGGTTCTTTAGAGGCTGACGACATGATTTTTGAAAACTCTCCAATTATCTTAAAAGATAAGTATGAGGTTTCAGGTTCTGATATGGCACAGATTGGATGGATTGAAGTAACAACTGAGAACGGGGCTACAGGATACCTATGGTATATGAAGTCTGAGCACGAGACTCGTTTACGTTTTGATGACTACCTTGAGACAGCAATGATTGAAGCTGTTCCTGCAGAGGCAGGTTCAGGTGCAGTTGGAGCAAACTTCAAAGGGTCTGAAGGTATCTTCTACGTAGTAGAGCAGAGAGGAAACGTATGGGGTGGTGGAAACCCTGTAGCTCTTGCAGACTTTGATGCTGTTATCTCTCGTCTTGACAAGCAAGGTTCTATTGAAGAGAATGTTATCTTCTTAGACAGACAGTTTGGATTTGACATTGATGATATGTTAGCGGCTCAGAACTCTTACGGAGCAGGTGGTACATCTTACGGATTGTTTGACAATGACGAAGAGATGGCGTTGAACCTTGGGTTCACAGGATTCCGTAGAGGATATGACTTCTACAAGTCTGATTGGAAATACTTGAATGACCCAACAATGCGAGGTGGACTTCCAACAGGAGCTAACTCAGGTCGTGTAAACGGACTATTAGTACCTGCAGGTTCAACTACTGTATATGACCAAATCATGGGTAAGAATGCTAAGCGTCCTTTCCTTCATGTACGTTACCGAGCTTCAGAGACTGAAGACAGACGATACAAGACTTGGATTACAGGTTCAGCCGGAGGGGCACGTACTTCTGACTTAGATGCAATGGAGGTTAACTTCCTTTCTGAGAGAGCAGTATGTACTCTAGGAGCAAACAACTTCTTCTTATTCCAAGAGTAAGAATAACTTGACACAAACAAGGGGAGTGTCTAATGGCACTCCCTATTTTTTAAAAATTAAATTTTATCTAATGAAAACAAAGACAGCAAAATTCGTTGACAAAGCCTATAGGCTTAAAAAAGAAAACTCCCCACTTACGTTTATGTTACCTACAAGGAACACTAAACGATATCCATTACTGTGGTTTGACGAAGAGTCAGGAGTAAACAGAACACTAAGGTATGCACGTAATCAGAAGAGCCCATTTGAGGATGAGCAGGATGGCAATGCTATTGTTGAGCCTATAATCTTTGAGGATGGTATGCTTTATGTTCCAAAAAATAATCAGGTACTTCAGAAGTTTTTATACTATCACCCTATGAATGGGTTAAAGTATGAGGAGGTTAATGATGAGAAGGACGCATCAGAAGATGTAGAAATATTAAACCTAGAGGTAGATGCTCTTATAGAGGCACGACAGCTTACTATAGAGCAGCTTGAGAATATCTGCTCAGTAATATTTGGCATAGACACATCAAAGGTTTCTACAGCAGAGATGAAGAGAGATGTATTGGTGTATGCTAGAAACTATCCTGAAGACTTCTTAGACATCGTTAGGGACCCTGAGCTAAAGTTACAGGCTAAGGTTCGTATGATGTTTGATGCAGGGATTATTCAATTTAGAAAAAATCAAAAAGAGGTGTGGTATAATACCTCTACAAATAAAAAGAAAATGCTTACCGTTCCTTTCGGAGAGGATGGGTACTTTACTGTTGCTACTTACTTTCAAACGGATGAGGGTGTTGAGGCATTAAAAGTTTTAGAAAAGCTTTTGTAGTTTGGCATATTCTTTGTATATTTGTTTATCCTCATAACGAAAGTTAATTTCATACTCTAACAAAAGGGGCTCAATAGAGTCCCTTTTTTTATGTATCTTTGTGCTGAGAATATTCTCACATAATTTGCTAATTTTTTTTATCATGCAAAAGTTTTTATCTATTCCTATCACAGCGACAGGAGAAACATCACAGCTAGTTGCTGTTGATGGTATTGTTCTAATTGAGCAAGCAAGCACTACTTCGGTTACTATTACTTACGGAAATGCAGCGGCACAAGATGTTGTTACGTTAACTATTGGAGCAGCTATGGCTGCTAATGATGTTAGTGTAAGAGACCGTATTCAGGACTCTGTAATCGCAGCACTTCAGACTTCTTGGACTAATCCAAAGTATGACGTAAGTCTTGCAGGTTTATCAGTAGCTGCAGGTGGAGCAGTAACTATTACAGGAATTGGTATCGCATAATATTTAATGCTAGACTATCAAACTGAGGGCTTTTACGAGCCCTCTTTTTTTTTCATTATCTTTGTGTAAAGAAAATAAAAGATGATAAACTCAGTTAGAAATACCGTTCTATCTATTCTTAATAAAAACAATTACGGATATATCTCTCCATCTGATTTCAACCTGTTTGCAAAGCAAGCACAGCTAGACATATTTGATGAATACTTTTATCAGTACAACTATCAGATACAGAAAGAGAATGCCCGTCAGTCAGGTACGGGATATGCAGATATCAAGAGAAGCTATGAGGAGGTTATAGAGTTTTTCTCAGAAACAAAATATCTTACTCACAATGTTGACAATACCTTTTATCTGCCGTCTCAATCGACTACTAGGGATGACTATTATCTTATTAATAAAGTCTTGGGTTTTGAGACAACGGTAACAAGTGGTACTAGCACTGCTGTATTACCAAACAGTCTTGAGGATAGTGGTGCTGATTTTATATCTAGTGGAGTTCAGGTGGGTGATATTGTATTTAACCTTAGACCTGTTGCACCAACATTTGCAACAGTAACTCAGGTGTTAAGTGGTAACATCCTAGTATTATCTTCAGATATATTTACAGTAAACGCTTCAGGATATATAATATTTAAGCCAAAGCAGAACGAGCTTGATAAGGTTACTCAAGGAAAGATAACAATGCTTAACAACTCTATGCTTACTGCACCAAATAGATTGTTTCCTGCGTACACTCAGGAAGGTAACTTACTTACAGCATACCCCTCATCATTGACAGAAGGAATATTATGTAACTATATAAGATATCCTAAGGACCCTAAGTGGACGTATGTTACACTTACTAATGGTGAGCCAATGTTTGATTCATCACAGGCTGACTTCCAAGATTTTGAGTTGGCGATTGATGACCAAGTAGATTTAGTAAACAAGATTCTTCAGTATGCAGGTATGTCAATTAGAGAGATACAAGCGGTACAGTTTGGTAAAGCTGAGGAGCAAATGAATGACCAACAAGAAAAATAATGTCATATATAACACAATACCAATACTATGAGAATGGGGGCAATAGCCCTGAGGATTCTAATTGGGGTTCGTACCAATACATCTCCCTGTATGATATCGTCAACAACTATATGCTGATGTACTCCGGGAATCATTCCATGGTTAATAACGAGGAGAGATATAAGATTCTGTTCCATGCTAAGCGTGGTATACAGGAGCTAAACTATGATGCGTTCAAGGAGATAAAGGTTTTACAGCTACAGGTTTCTGATAGCTTGAGATTTGTTCTACCTCCTGACTATGTGAATTGGGTTAGAGTATCTCTATATAAGGATGGGTTGATAAGACCACTTACTGAAAACATTCAGGTCAATAGTGCTACGGAGTATCTTCAAGACAACAACTATCGTATGCTATTTGATGAGGCGGGTAATGTTCTTCAGGCTGAGAACTCAAACCTAGACATTGACAGAATAAAAGGAACTCAGAAGAGTATATACCTAAATGAAGCTAGCCCGTTCTATGGATTAGAGGGATACTACTACGATGGCTATTGGTTCTTTGACTATGGCATAGGGGCGTTCTACGGGCTTAACACAGAGACAGCTAACGCTAATCCTACATTCAAGATAGATAAGCACGCAGGAGTGATTAACTTTGATTCCTCTATGTCAGGAGAGTCATGTATATTAGAGTATGTCTCTGATGGAATGGAGGGAGGGGATGATACCTTAGTTCAGGTTAATAAGCTCTTTGAGGAGTATATATATTCATACATCACCTTTGCTGTTCTTAATGCTAAGTATGGTGTACAGGAGTATTTAGTTACAAGAGCTAGAAAGAAGAAGACTGCAGACCTTAGAAACGCTAAGATACGTATAAGTAATATTCACCCCGGCAGGTTGCTAATGAACCTTCGTGGTCGGGATAAATGGATGAAGTAGATGGCTAACACTAAAAGACATTTTATAGCGGGCAAGATGAACAAGTCTGTTGACGAGAGACTTCTGCCTAATGGCGAGTACGTTGACGCATTAAATGTTCGCTTAGGCTCAACGGAAGCATCAGAGATAGGCTCTGTAGAGAACTCGAAAGGAAACACTCAGCTTACTACATTAGAGTTTAATGGCACTGCATTGAGTAATAATGCAAAGTGTATCGGTGTATATGAGGATGGTACTCGTGAGACAATCTATTGGTTTGTTCACGACCCTAGCTTCTCAGCAGGAGCTATCAATAAGCTTGACCTTATAGTGTCTTTAAATGTAAAGGATGATATACTAACGTATCATGTTGTAAGTGAGCGTGATGGGACAACGTCAAGCACTACACTAAACTTCAACCCTACATATTTAATAACAGGTATCGACATGGTAGAGGACCAACTGTTCTTTACTGACGACTACAATGCTCCAAGGGTTATAGATATAACAAGAAACTATCAAGAGCCCTCAGGTGGTGTAGACCAATTCACAGAGGAGGAGATACTTGTAATAAAGAAGCCACCTATCACAGCTCCAACATTTTCATTGTCAGAAACGGGAGGAGACGAGAACTATATTGAGGAGAGGTTTTTATGTTTTGCTTATAGATATAGGTATGAAGGTAATCAATACTCAGCAACCTCACCATTTTCTAATCCTGCATTTGCAGCAAGCCCATTTTTTTTAGATGGAGCTTCTTTTCTTAATGAGGGTATGATAAACTCTAAGAATCAAATTGACATTACATACAACTCAGGAGGACCCTTAGTAAAAGGAATTGACCTTTTATTTAAGGAATCAAATAGTAATGTCATTAAAGTTATACAAAAGCTTGACAAGCAGAATGATGGTCTTGCTGATAATACTGATTATTCTTTTACCTTTAACTCTAACCAAATATTTACAATACTTCCTGACTCAGAGCTATTAAGGTTATTTGATAATGTCCCTAGGTTTGCAAAGGCACAGACCGTAATGGGTAATAGGATTATGTATGGTAACTATATAGAAGGTTATGATTTAAAGGATAAGAATGGTAATGGGCTTAGGTTAGATTTTGACGCATCATTAGTTTCAGAAGAAATTAGCATCAGTAATATTCCAACATC